TGGTGCAATCGTAAACAAAGGTAGATTCTTAGAACTAAGAGAACCTATGGATACAAGTGGTGTCAAAGATCTCACTCAGTTAGATAATCGTAGAGATTTAGCATACGCAATCCAAACAGAATCACAATCTATGGTATTGGATTTGATTCGCAAAGCAGTAAAGATGAGTGGAGAAAAAAATGTTGTTCTCTCTGGTGGATATGGATTAAATTGTGTTGCAAACTACTGGTATCTTGAACAGTTAAAAGATGAGGGTATAAATTTATTTGTGGAACCAGTAAGTAACGATGCTGGAACTGCAATCGGTGCTGCATATTGGCATTATCATAAAGTAACAAAAGATAAGGAGATCAAACCTATGATTACCGATCTATATTATGGACCTGAGTACGAATATGACACAGAATATATTACAGACCTTGCTAATTATTATGACGCAACTAGAATCTTTGAGGCCACACATGAGGATGCTGTTAATCTAATTACTAAGAAGAATATTGTTGCAATGTTCCAAGGTAAATCAGAAGCAGGGCCTCGTGCTTTGGGTAACAGATCCATCATGTATGATCCCAGAGATCCTAAAGGAAAAGATCATGTCAATACAGTAAAACGTCGTGAATATTTCAGACCTTTTGCTGGATCAATATTGAAAGAACATGTACATGATTGGTTTGATCTTCGTGGTATGGATGAGACACCATTTATGATGTACGCTGTTAGATGTCAGGAAGGAATCAAAGAAAAGATTCCAGCAATCATTCACGTTGATGATACATGTAGGATTCAAACAGTTACAGAAGAAGTCAATCCTCATTACTATAATTTAATCAAAACTTTCTACGATAAGACAGGATGCCCTATTATCTTCAATACATCCTTCAACCTAGGCGGAGAACCTCTTGTAGAGACCCTAGACGACGCTCTGAGGACTCTTGCAAATAGTTTGATAGAATACCTCTATCTACCTGAGTATGGTCTTATGATCGAAGTAAAGAACTGATGGAGACAGTAGGTATCAATATGACACATGATGCTTCTTTCTGTCGTTGTGTTGATGGTAAAGTAGATTTGTTTATAGAAGAAGAGAGACTTAGTAGAAAGAAACACGATCATACTCCAATAAGATCTATCATAGAACATTTTCAAAATAAACACGCTGGAGTTACTGGATTAGATTATGAAGATTGTGCTCTAGATGAACTATCCGCATATATTGAGCTCACACTTAATAAAAAATCAAATACTGTGGTTGATCTCTATAGAGAACATCATGTACTACATGCAATGTGTGGATTTTATAATTCAGAATTTGAAGAAGCTGATGTGGTTGTAGTAGATGGTATGGGAAATAATGGTGAAGTTGCTTCTAGATTTAGAATGTCGAAACCAAATAATATAGAAATACTAGAAAAACAAGTGAATATGGGCATAGGTATTGTTTATGCTTCCATATCAGAATATCTTGGATTTGGATCTCTTGGATCAGGAAAGGTAATGGGTCTTGCTCCTTATGGAAAAGAAGATCCTGAGATAAAACCTTTTGTGATAGATGGTGAAATAAATTCAGAATTATTTCATAAAGTTAAAGAAGGTGCTAACTTTATACCATATGATTATCTTCCAAAAACTCCACATGTAGATGACCAGAGAATAAGAAACTTATGTTACAGATTGCAGAAAGATTTTGAAAAATGGATGACTAATTTTATTCTTAAATGTGATCATAAAAATATCGTTTTAACTGGCGGGTGTGCCTTGAATTGTGTTGCGAATTATGAATACTTGAAACATTTACCAAAAGATGTTAACCTGTATATTGAACCTGTAAGCAATGACGCAGGCACTGCCATAGGTCTAGCTAAATATTTGTATTATGAAAAGAATTAGAAGGTTAGTTGTTGTTGGTGGCGGAACTGCTGGATGGATTGCTGCGTCTTGGTTTGCTCGTAGGTGGGGTAAGATATTTGAGGTGGTTGTAATTGATAAGTCAGAACCTGAGAGAGTGGGTGTAGGTGAAGCAACTCTTTTAAGTTTCCCAAATGTCATGAAACAAATGGGATATAAACCTACAGATTGGATAAAAGAAATAGATGCAACATTAAAATCTGGTATATTGTTTCCAGGCTGGGGTATAGAAGATCAAACAATATGGCACCCATTTTCATTTACAAGTGTAGGAGATTCTAAAACACCATTGTATGATATGTGGTCATCATTCCAAGATGAGTATGATATAAAAAAAATATCTCCAATGTATGCTTCTTCTATGGCTAATAGAATTGAAACCGAATACACACATGATTCTTATGCTTTTCAGATTGATTGTGGTAAATTGGTCAAGTTCTTACAAAAAAATACCATACCATATTTGAAAGAATATATTCAATCTGATGTAGTAGATATTATTAGAGATGGTCAAGCAGATGATATAACAAGGTCAAATATAAAAGAACTAGTATTAGATGATGGATCAAAAATTACTGGTGATCTATTCGTAGATTGTACTGGTTGGAAACAGATGCTCATAGGAAAAAGAAATGTTGATTGTAGTGATAGATTGTATATAAATGCAGCTCTCGCTGCTAGAGTTGATTACAAAGATCCAAAAGAAATGCACCCATATACTGCTTGTCCAGCACAAGAACATGGGTGGATATGGAAGATACCTACTAGGTATAGAATCGGTACAGGATATTGTTTCAATCAAGATATAAATGATCCAGAAGAAGTTGCACAGGCATTTTCTGATCATTGGGATGGTAGAATAAAACCAGAAGATATGAGATTATTAGATTGGAAACCTCAATATGTTAAGAGTTTTTGGGATGGTAATGTAATTCCTATTGGATTAAGTGCTGGATTCATTGAACCACTAGAAAGTACAGGTTTAGCACTTATGATTAGAGGTGTTGAGTATCTTGACGAATCAATTTATGGAGGTAGTTGGAACTATAAAGTAGATCCTTCTTTCTATAATGAAAAGATGAGATCAAGTTATGAAACAGCTGTTGATTACATAAACATGCACTATTCATACTGTAGAAGAAAAGGTAAGTTCTGGGATTTTGTAAGATCTAAATATAAAAAAACTCCCTCTCAACTTTACTATGAGGAGATGATTCAAGACCCAGAAGCACAGACACCTCAAACTGGAAAGACAGGATCTTTCTTTGATGGTAGTAACTGGCAAGTTTGGTTAATGCAATTGATGACTGGTAAAATTAATTCAAAAGAATACTGGAAAAAAGATGAGAGCTGTATTCCTAGATTTAAAAATTTTGTAAATAATACTTTGCCAACAAATAAACAGAACTCAGTTTCTCATGGTGAATACCTTTCGCATTTATACACACTCAAATGAACAGAATCGTATGGTGTAACGGAACATTTGATATCCTACACCCAGGCCACATAGAATTATTCAAAGTTGGGAAGTCTTTGGGAGATAAACTCATAGTTGCAACAGATACAGATGAAAAGATACGTCAAGATAAAGGTGCGTCTAAGCCCATCAACAATCTTTGTGACAGAATTTCGATGTTACAAGCGATAAAATACATTGACGAAGTATTTTACTTCAATGACAGAAAAGAATTAGAGGGGTTGATAGAATTGTATTCACCTGATATACTATTACTGGGTGATGATTGGAAAGGAGGAGATATCGTTGGCATACAATATGCTAAAGAAGTCAGATTTCTTCCAAGATTAAATTATTCAACGACTCACATCATAGATAAGATCCGTGGCTAACGTAATTGTTATAGGAGATAAGTGTACAGATAAGTATATCTTCGGTGAGACCACCAGGCTCAGTCCAGAACAACCTGTCCCTGTTTTAGATCAAACTAGAGTAGAGGAAAGGCCTGGTATGGCTGCTAATGTTGAAGTCAATCTCAAAGCATTTGGTGTTAACACTCTTCTACTCTCTCAAAGAGAACAAATAACAAAAACTAGATTCATAGATACCAATAGTGGATATCAGTTAATGCGTTTGGATGAAACTCCAAAGGTGGGTAGAATTGCAAATGCCGAATTGAAGATGGCATTAATGCACATGAATCCTGATGCGATTGTTATTTCAGATTATGACAAAGGATACATCAGTGATGATGACCTATGGCATCTATGTCACAATTTTAACAGACCAGTGTTCGTAGACACTAAGAAGCGTAGACTTTTTCAAAAAGATAATGTATTCTGGAAAATAAACAAGAAAGAATACAATGACCTTGACAAAGACCATCTACCTAATGATACTCATCTTATTGTTACTTTGGGGTCAGCTGGTGCAACATGGGCTGGCACCAAATTTCTTCCTCAAGTAGTCAAAGTTTTTGACGTATGTGGGGCTGGAGACACTTTTATGGCAGCTTTGGTTTATGAATTTTTAAAAACCCAAAACATGCAGAAGTCTATTGATTTAGCAAATAGAGCTGCTGCAATTTCAGTAACACATCCTGGCGCTTATTACTTGAGTCAGGATGATATAGAATCACTATACGGAGCAAGAAATGGACAAGATAGCGGTAAGCAAAGCGGACTTAATGCACCTGAGATTACAAGCTTGGTTGAGAGAACATACATGTGAAGACATAGCATATTTGGGAGAGTCAAAAGATAAAGACGGTGAGATGAAACATCTATATCGTATTGGGGAACATGAAGTATTTCATGATATGATTCATGAATTAGAGATGGAAGAAGTTCCTGATGATGAATATTGAATATATTTGGAGAGTAAATGGATCTGATATTTTCTACACACCAGAAACAAATGGTGGCGGAGATCATTTCTTTTCAGAATATTTGGATTTAGTCAATCAATATTACGGTAAAGTTCATCATATTATGGAATGGTGTAGTGGGCCTGGATTTATAGGTTACGGAATGATGGCTTGTAATATATGTGATCGTCTTACTCTATTAGATAAATTTGAACCAGCAATAACTGTAGCAAAAAAAACTGCTGAGAATTCTTTTATCAAAATCATAGACATGTCGGACACAGAAAAAGTATATCATAGAAGAGTCTTTCCTCGTACAGAAATATACCACTCAGATAATTGTTCAGTATTACCAGAAGATGAAAAGATAGATTTAGTTGTAGGTAATCCTCCTCATTTTGAAAATAAAGAAGATGCAATAAAAGCTCTAAGTGCTATGGGTAGTCCTATTTTTAATGATCACCTGTCAGAAATTTTATTAGATCCAAAATGGGATGCTCATAGAGATATGTTTAATCAACTATCGACAAGATTAAGTGATGGTGGTAGAATATGTTTACAACTCCACTCAGGTGGATCTAACGTAGATACATTCAAACCAATGGTTGAAGAAGCTGGACTTAGAATCACTGCCAAAATAGAAAGTATTCAATACCAAGACATTTATTATATGGAAGTTCAAAAATGAGATACTGTGTTGATATTGATGGAACTATTTGTAGTCCTACTGTGGGTAGAGATTACTCCAAGGCAATGCCATGGTGGGATCGGATTGCTGTCATAAATAAGTTGTATGATGAAGGTCATTATATCACTTACTTTACCGCAAGAGGTATGGGTCGATTTGGTGATGATCCAGATGCAAGCGTAAAAGCATCTGCTCTATTATTTGATCTTACAGAACAACAACTTAAAGATTGGGGATGTAAATATCATACTCTGATCTTAGGTAAACCACACGCTGATTTCTTTATTGATGACAAAGGAGTGAATTCTGATGAGTTCTTTAGGACCAAGTAGAAGACCTCGTAATGCCCGTGCAGCAGAACCTATAAAGTATGTGCCGAAGGGATGGGGATTTGAAAAATGGATTGCAAACTGCGAAAAGTATTGTGGTAAACTTTTGTTTATTGCAAAAGATAAACAGTGTTCATGGCACTATCATAAATTAAAAGACGAAGTATTTTTTGTACAAAGTGGTAAGATAAAATTATATCATGGTTGGGATGACGATATAGAAAAAGCTGAGATAACAATACTAAGAAGAGGAGATAAGTTTCATGTGCCTATTGGTCTCAAGCATCGTATGTTTGCATTAGAAGATACTGAACTATTTGAGTTTAGTACAGAACATATGGATACAGATTCACATAGGATTATGCCTGGCGATTTGCTATGATAGAAAGAATAGCAGACATGTTATATGTTGAGAGAAATGTTCTTTCTCAAGAACAGTGTGATGAGTTGATAAAATATTTTTGGGAAAATGAAGATAAGCATGATGATGGTAAAGTAGAACACTTTGTCAATGGAGAATATAAAGGTAAGTTAGTAAACAAGGATCATAAAAATTGTATGCAATTCATGTTTGAGCCTGGTCATAAGTATGCAAACTTAATGACTCAAGTAATACAAGACGCATATATGAACTATAGAAAACAATTATCAGTATTACCAGCAGCTGAACTTGCAATATTAGATTACACTATCAGATGTTATCCTAAAGGTGAAGGTATATTTAAAACACATGTAGATCAAGGTGACGGCGGAACTATATCAAGATTATTTGGTTGTATCATCTATCTCAATGATGTAGAAGAAGGTGGAGAGACATTCTTTCCTGATTGGAATATTGGATGTAAATGTGAGATGGGTAAGATATTATTATTCCCCTGCAACTGGATATTTCCACACGGATCTAATAAGAATATATCTCATGACAAATATGTACTAACAGCCTTTATAAATTATAACTACGACATACCAATGTATTCTAATACAGAGGTATAATTATGTGGATACCATGAGGTATCTGCACATGTATATTCTTGATACTTACCTTCTAGATGTTTGGGGAAGGGGATTACTTCAATCTCCGCCCCTTCTTTTTTGGCAATCAATTCCGCAACCTCTTGGAAAGAGATCGGATTGCCAGTCCCAACATCATAGATGCCGCTCCCTGCCGTATTATCTAGGACAACATCTACTACGTCATTTACCCATACAAAATCCCTAAAGGAATATTCTGAATCTTCAAAGATTTTGATGATATCATTTTCTTTTGCCTGTTTGGTGAACTTACTTATCGGACTTGCTTGATCTCCTTTATGTTCTTCACCTTTGCCATACACGTTAAAGTATCTGAATCCTTGCACTTGTTCAAACCTATCCATATTATCCATGACCCAGTAATC